CGACGCTGCTCGCCGAGCGCGCCTTCCACACCAGCTCCGACTTCCCGGCGCTGCTCTCGGCCGCCGCCAACAAGATGCTGCTCGCCGCCTACCAGCCGGCGCAGCCGACCTACCGGCAGATCTTCCTCCGCCGCGATTTCCGGGACTTCAAGCCGCACCGGCACCTGCGCATCGGCGACTTCCCGACACTCCTGCCGCTGCTGGAGAACGGGGAGATCCAGGTCGGCACCATGTCCGAGAGCCAGGAGATCGTCGTCCTGCAGACCTTCGCGCGGCGTATCCGCGTCACGCGGCCGATGCTGGTCAACGATGACCTCGGCGCCTTCACCGACTTCGCCGCGGCGATCGGCCGCCGCGTCGCCGAGTTCGAGAACGCGACGGCCTACCAGCTGCTGAACAGCGGCAATGGCGATGGCCCGACGCTCACCACCGGCAACGCCACGGTGTTCGGCACCGGCGCGGGGCGCGCGAACAAGGCCGGCGCGGGCTCTGCTCTCGACCTGCCGAACCTCGCCGTCGGCCGCGCCGCCATCATGCGCCAGAAGACCCTCGATGGCCTGCCCATCTCGATCGGCAGCACCATGCGGCTGCTGGTCGGTCCGAGCCAGGAGCTCGCTGCGCGGCAGCTCACCATCAGCGTCGCGGCCAACCAGATCGGCAACGCGAACGTCTTCGCGGGCTTCGTGCAGCCGCTGGTCGAGCCGCTGATCCAGAACAATCGCTGGTACCTGTTCTCCGACCCGCTGAGCGCGCCGGTCTACGTCTATGGCTACCTGAATGGGGCGGAGGGGCCGCAGGTCACCACCGGACCGGTCCAGGGCGCCGACGGCGTCGAGGTCAGCGTGATCTTCGATTTCGGCGTCGGCGCCATCGACTGGCGCGGCGCCTGGTTCAACCCGGGCACCTGACCGCCCAACCAACCCTCGTGAACCGACGCAGAGGCCGCCCACCCGGGCGGCTTCTGCGTTTTTGGAGACCCCATCCCCATGCGCAACTGCATCCGTCCCGACGCCCGCTCCGTCCCCATGGTCGTGCCCTATGCCGGCGGCATCCTCTCCGGCCAGGGCATGCTGGTCGGCGCCTTCTTCGGCGTGGCCGCCGCCGACGCCGCGCAGAACGCCACGGTCGAATGCGAGACCCGCGGCGAGTTCGAGCTCACCAAGGATCCGACCCAGCCCATGGCGGCCGGGACGCGCGTCTTCTGGGACAACACCAACCGCCGCCTGACCACCACCGCGACGGGCAACTTCCAGGTCGGCGTCGTCACCGTCGCCGCCCTTGCGGCCGACGCCACGGTCCGCGTCATGCTGGCCCGCGTGCCGGCCTCGGGGGCGTGACCATGGATCCCAAGGCCAGCCGGGGCTACCGCAACCGCAACCCCGGCAACATCGAGCACGTCGCTACGAACAAGTGGCTCGGCCTCGAGACGCCGCCCTCGGACGGGCGGTTCTGCCGCTTCCGCTCGCACCAGCACGGCATCCGTGCGCTCGCCCTGTTGCTGCAGAGCTACCAGGACCGGCACGGCCTGCGCACGGTGCGCGGCATCGTCGCGCGCTGGGCGCCGAGCAGCGAGAACGACACCCGCGCCTACCAGGCGGCGGTCGCCGCCCGGCTCGGGGTCGGGCTCGACGACCCAATCGACCTGCACGACGCCGCCACCATGCGCGGGCTCGTCGAGGCGATCATCCGCCATGAGCTCGGCGGCATGCCCTACGCGCCGGACACCATCGTCGAGGGCATGCGCATGGCCGGCCTGGTGCAGCCCGGCCTCGCCCACAGCGGCACCGTGCGTGCGGCCGCGGGCTCGGTGGTCGCCGGCGTCACGGCGGCGGCGGTGGTCGATGCGGTCAGCACGCTCGCGCCGCACGCGGACGGCCTGGCGTCGGTCCTGCGGGCGCTCGGCCCCTGGGGCGTTGCCGCCGCGGTGATCAGCGTCGCGGCCTGGACAATCCACCAGCGGCTGCAGCGGCAGCGGGAGGTAACCCGATGACGGACCACGACCGCGAACTCGGCACCATCGTCACGCGCCTGACCGAGATCGAGCGGCGCCTGGCAGAGGGCGACAAGGACATGCGCGAGCTCACCCGCACCGTCACGGAGCTGGTCAAGGCGATGGCCGGGCTGACGGCGCGGCTATCGCTGGCGGCGGGCGGGGTGCCGGGCGCATCGCCTGCCATCCCGGCGACGGGTGCGGCGGCGGCCGGCGGCATCGTCGGCGCGGCGGTCGGTGCGAAGCTCGCCTCCTGGCTCGGGCTCGGCTGATCCGCCATGGGCGTGTTCGATGATGCGCTGGCGGTGCTCGCGGCCGATCCGAACCTCGGCGTCGAGGCGACCTACCGTGCCGCCGGCACCGGCGCGCCCGTGTCCCTCCGCATCCTGCGCTCCAGCCCCGATCGCGTGGTGGACGCCTTCGACACGCCGCTGCTGCGCGCGACCGACGTGCTGACCGTCAGCATCGCCCTGCTGGCGGCGGTCGAGGCGGGCGACACCTTCGCGATCGGCGCGGACCTGCTGACGGTGGACAGCGCCGAGCGGGATGCCGCCGGGGCCGCCTGGCGCGTGCTCTGCCGGCGGTAGGTCATGCGCCTTACCGCCATCGTCGGCGACCTGCGCAAGACACTGGCCGAGGAGGTCCGCGCCGGCGAGCGCGCCGCCTCCCGCGCCGTGCGCGCCGAGACGGATGCCCTGAAGACTGAGCTCCGCGGCCAGGTCACGGGCTCGCTCGGCGGCAAGGCGCGGGGGATCGCCAATGCCTGGCGCTCGCAGGTCTTCCCGCGGACCGGCGTGTCGATGCGCGCCGCCGGCCTGGTCTGGAGCAAGACCCCGCTGGTGATCGACGCCTTCGAGCGCGGCGCGCTGATCCGGCCGAAAGGTGGCGGGCGCTTCCTCGCGATCGCCACTGGCTTCAATGCCGCGCGCGGCTGGCGCGGCCGCGGCGACAAGGGCCTTCGCGTCACGCCGGCGCAGATGGTCGCTTCGGGTCAGGGCTTCCTGCGGCCCTTCCGCTCGGGCCGGGGCTTCGTCTGGTGCCTGCCGCTGCGCCAGGGGACGCAGACCGGCCGGCGCCGCCGCACCCGCCTCATCGCCGGCGGCGTCGCCGAGGTCGGCACCGCCAACCGCAAGGGCCGCGAGACCTGGGCGCGTGGCCTGCTCGAACAGGGGATGGTGCCGATGTTTCTCCTCCTGCCGCAGGTGAAGCTCGCCAAGCGCCTCGACGTCCGCGGGGCGTCGCTGCGCGCCCTGCGCCGCCTGCCACGGCGCTTCGTGGCGGCCTGGGAAGCCGAAACGGCGAGGACCGGATGAGTGTCCGCGAGACGGCCCTGGCCGCCCTGTACGCCCGCCTGGGCGTCGCCCTGGCCGTGCGGAACCCGGCCCCGAAGGTCCTCCGCAACGAGACTGTGCCGCAGCGCCTGCCCGCCGGCGGGCTGTTGGTGGTGCGTGACGGCGAGACGGTGGAGGAGACCCCGATCCTCTCGCCGCTCGCCTGGGCCATCGAGCACCGCGCCGAGGTCGAGGTCGTCGCCGCGACGGGGGCACTGCTCGACGCGCTGCTGGTCGACATCGCTGCCGCCATCGTCGGCGATCGCACCCTCGGCGGCACGGTCGAGTGGGCGCAGCCCGGCGCGCCCTCCTTCGACGACGCCGAGACCGAGGGCGCCGCCGCGGCCCGCGCCGCCTCCGTCCCCGTCACGCTGTCCTTCACCGTTGCCGGCTCGCCGCTGGCCTGATCCCGCTCCCGGAGACGCCCCATGCCCCGTGCCATCGGCGCGAACTCGCGCCTGCTCATGATCCCCGAGGTCACCTATGGCACCGCGCCCGGCGGCAACTGGCGGCGCGTGCCCTTCCTCTCCTGCAACCTCGGCGCCGAGCAGCCGCTGCTGGACGCCGACGTCATCGGCCTCGGCGGCAATCGCGACCCCGCCGCGCCGTTCTTCGACACGGTCACCGTCGAGGGCGACGTCGTGGTGCCGGTCGACCTGATCAACATCGGTCACTGGCTGCGGCTTCTGCTCGGCGCACCGACCACCACCGGCACCAACCCGAACTTCACCCACACCTTCGGCTCCGGTGCGGCGACGCTGCCCTCGCAGGCGATCGAGATCGGCTATCCCGACGTGCCGAGCTACGACGTCTGCGCCGGCGTGCGCGCAGACGCGCTGGAGATCGACTTCAGCCCGACCGGCCCCGCCACCGCGACGATCAAGCTCATCGCCCAGGGCTCGACCCGCTCAGGTTCGTCCTCAGGCGGCACGCCGGTCGCCGCGGCCTACACCGCCTTCCATAAGGCGCAGGGCTCGATCAGCCGCGCCGGCTCGGCGCTGGCACAGGTCACGGGCGCGCGGCTCGCCTACTCGAACAGCGTCGAGGCTGTGCGGACCATCCGCGCCGACCGCAAGATCGAGGGGGCGGATCCCGGCATCGCGCGCGCCACCGGCCAGATCACGGCGCGATTCGCGGACACCACGCTGCTGACTCAGGCGCAGAACGGCACGGCGGCGGAGTTCGCCTTCGCGTTCACCATCGACGCCAACCGCAGCCTCACCTTCACGCTGCACGAGGTCTACCTGGCGCTGGCCAAGACCCCGATCGAGGGACCGGCCGGCGTCGAGGCGAGCTTCGAATTTCGCGCGGCGTTCAACGCGATGGCGACGCGGATGATGACTGCGGTGCTGAAGAACCAGCAGGCGGGGACGGAGTATGCGTGACCGCCGCCCCGGCTACGCGCTCTTTTGCTCATCAAATCGGAGCCTCTATACTGCGTTCGGCGCTGGAAAGCTTCCTGGAGTCCCTGATGACCGAGTTGCTGCCGTCTGATCGCCAGGTAGCAACGGGTTCCGATCGCGAAGTACACACGCTGGACCACTGGCGCCTGCTGCTCGCACGATCACCGAGCACAATCGAGTGCGGTAGCATGAGGTTGGTTGGACGAGATCACGAGGGGGCCATCTTCTCCGGTCCCGGTCGGATCGAGATCAGAGGCGATACCGACATCCGGTTCTATCTTTACGGAACCACCGAGGACGAGAGCGCGGCTTTCCGAAAGCTCAAGGCGGCGCAAGATAATCCCTACGACGTGCTCCAGCAGTTCAGGCTGTTCGCGACCGACTACACAGGTACGGAGTGGGCTGGTGGTTGGACGGACGTCAACTTCTTCACCGATCACACCAGTGGCTGGCCGCTAACCGGGGAACTGCGTGGACTGTCTACGCGCGCGTCGGGCGTTTGGGTGTCGAAGACAAGCAGCGTCGAGCTGCTTCTGATCCCACCAGTCTCGCTCCCGATGAGCGAGGTGATGACCTCTACGTCGCGAATCGGCGATGAGACAGTTCAGGCGAGTTACAGCCGTGGGCGGCATGCGATCGAGGTATTGGGCACCAAGGTCGTCTTTGCCAACGAACCATCGGACGAGGCATTGTGGATAACGGCCGAGACAAGTGACCAGCTTAAGCACCCGTTTGCCGAACGCTGGCTATGCGAGCCGCTGCGCATTTTATTAGGTGCGCCAATCTACCCTCGTCTGACAGCGCGCAACTTCGGTGACGGTACGGCATTTGTGACGCTCCTGCCGGCACCGAACAGCCGGCGGCCATCGGCATTTGGGCTGATGCACCCACATGGCACCACACCAGGCCATGGTGCTGCATTCTGGAAACTATACGCTGATATCCTTGCCATGATTGCCCGCGCGCGAACACCCGAAGGGCACGAGATCATGGATGGGCATGAGATCACGCGCTTCTACGAGGAGTTTTTCGAGGCGGAGCGTGGGTCGCGGTGGGTGATGCTGCTGACGCTCGCCAGCACGACCGAGGCGCTTGCTAAGTCACTTATGGACGACTCCGATCGCCGATCAGAGTTCTCAGATCAGGTGCTTGCTTCCATGGAGCGCCATATCAAGGGCTGGACGGAGGACATGGCACTCCGCAGCCGGATATTGAACGGCCTAGCGCAAGCACGCGAGCGTAGCGTTTTCGCCTTCCTTCGTGATCTCGCTACGAAAGGCATCATCCCAAACCATTGCGAGACGTGGCGCAGGATACGGAACTCCGTGATGCATGGAGAGCTGGTCGAACCATGGTCGACTCAGGAAGGCGATGGCCATCTACGCGAGATGATTGCGCTTGTGCATGCGCTGACCCGCGCACGAATTGCTAAGGGCTGATAACTGACCCGCGTGCTCTAGCGCAGGCGGCCTGCTGCGAAGGCCGGTCTCCTATGAAGCCGGCGGGGGCGGGAACAGCGATGCCCAGTGAAGCGATCCGCGGCTTCATCCGCAAGGCGGAACACAGAGGCCCGTAATCGCTCCTCCCAAAAACGTAGGAGATCTGCATGCTCACCCTCGACCTCCCGGCCGAGCCGTACTGGCTCGACCTGCCGCGCGGCGTGCGCGTGGAGATCCGCCCGGTGACCACCGCGGTGATGGCGGCCGCGCAGGCGGCCGCCGCGCGTCGCCTCGCCGCGATCCGCATCGCCGATCCGGACCTCGACCCGGACATGTCGCGCGGCCTGTCCTTCGCCTTCCTGGTCAAGGCGCTCGCCCGCCACTCGGTCACCACCTGGGAGGGCGTCGGCGACGCCGCGGGCAAGCCGCTGCCGCTCTCGCCCGAGGCGGTCGAGCGGTTGATGGACCTCGACGACATCGCCGCGGCGTTCTGGGACCGCGCCACCGCGCCGGTCGCCGCGGTGGCCGCCGAGGGAAACGGCTGAGGGCCCGTGCCGCCTGGCACTTCGGCCGCGGGCCCGAATACTGCCGCGGCTGCGCCGCCCTCGGCCGCGACTGCGCCGACGCATGCCCTTACGCCGCGCACGCCCCAAACAGCGTCCAGGGCCACGCCTGCTGGGTCGCAGGGACTGGCTGCGCCGAGGTCACGATGGCCGGCCTGACCCTCGACACCGCCGGCGCGCTCGCCGCGGCGCGCGACCTTGGTGCTGCCGGATGGGCGGCCGCCGAGCTGCTGCTCGCCATCCGCATCGGCAAGGCCGAGGGCAGCGCCGCCCGCCGCGAGGGGGACGGAAAGCCGCATGGCTTGTAACTGGTGTCCCTGCCGGTGCGCCCTCCTTGGCTAGGGTGGCGCGGCGGTCGCTGGGAGAGGGTCGCCGCACATGGTTTGGGGTTTCTTCCCCGGGCGTCAGATTGG